CTACGGCTACACGAAACTTATCAGCAGCAAGGAAATGGACAAGGGGATCATCGTCGAGAATGCCTCGATTGCCCTCCTGAATGACGTCATGTTCACCAGCTACGCGAAGAACACGGAGCGCAAGACGAACGATTGGCTGACCGGCGAGTGCGATATCGACACCGGCTCGAAGATCATCGACATAAAGTCGTCTTGGTCGCTTCCGACCTTCCCCGCCACGGTTCGCGCCGGCCGAGACAAGGATTACGAATGGCAGTTGCGCGGTTACATGATGCTGTGGGATCGGGACGAAGCGGAGATCGCGTACTGCATGGTGACGACGCCCGATGAACTGATCCGCTTCGAGCCGACAGAGATTCATTACGTCGATCACATCGACCCGGCTCTGCGCGTTACTCGCGTTCCGTATCAGCGCGATAAGGCGCTCGAAGAAAAGATCAAGGCGAAGGTCGAAGCGGCTCGTGCGTACTTCGATGAGGTAGTCGAGCTGATCGCAACCGAGCACGCATGAAGACCGGCTCCGACATCGTGCTTGCTGTAATCGCTGCGATGTATGTCTTGCATTGGATTTTACTTTGAGCCGCGCTCTCACGCACCTACGAGCGATAAACGATATGAGGGAAGAATGAAGGACGCACGAGTTCAATACCTGCGCGACGCAATCGAATTCATATGCGGCGGCCTTTATGTGACTTACGACGACGCACAGAGAATCATGCGGTACATCGACGAACGATCCGCACCTACGAGGATTGAAGACATGACCAACGGAAATAGCGCGGAAAAACGATGCAGCGATTGCTCTGAAGACGGCAGATGCCAGATGAATTGCGGGCCGGCGTTGCGAGAGACGGCAGGCTATTGGGCGCAGCGCTGCCACGACAAGGATCAAGCGGAAATCCGAAATCCTTGCATCTGCGCGACGACTTCGAACGGAGCACGCCCGACTGTCTCTCTCCAAGTAAAGAAAGGCACAGACCCTCGGAAAAGTCACGATAACAGCCTGTACGTGTACGGGTCTGAGGAAGCTATTAGCCATGTCCGCGCCGCGCTGTCGGTCTGCGCCGATGGCGGCAAGGGTGAGGCGGTATGCGACACGTGCCACGGCAGCGGACACGTATGTGTAGGTACTAGCGGTTCAGATTCTGACGGGAACGCGCCGGAGTTTGAGCCCTGTCCTGAGTGTGCTTACGGCGGCAAGGGTGAGGCGGTGTATCTGGTGAGCAGCGAAGGTCGATTTTGGCAGATCGTTAGCCATTCAGTTTGGGTCAACTGGCAAGCTGATTATCGTAATGTTCTGTATCCCGCGCCGCAAGCCGAGCGCACTCCGCGTGCGGATGGTTGGCAATCGTCGTTTTCTGGAAAGCATCTCATCAGACCTACTCCAGATTTGCCGCATGCGGACGCCGAAAAGGATGCGGCGCTGACGGATGCTCAAATCCTTGAACTGCTCTCACAGGTAGCAGACGAAAACATGCTGGAAAACCACGCTGACGAAGTGATAGCTGCTGGCCGCGCAATCCTAGCCGCGACCAAGGGGAAGTAAATGGATAGCCAAGAACGATTCGAAAACATGTTTGGACTTGTGGAAGCGCATCAATACGAATGGGCTATCTGGCAAGCAGCCGCACGTACCGTGCAACTGAGCGAATCGCAACTCGGCGAGCTTTACCACACTGCGCGGAATGCCGACTCATTTCGCGATTTTAAGAAAGTCGCCGACATTATTCTCGCCGCCAACAAGGAGCAGCAACCGTGAGCTATACGGAACTAACGCGCGAAACGCCGAAAGCTCGCTCGCCGCACAAGTGCACATGGTGTGGAGAGCAAATCCTGAGCGGAGAACGTTATGTGCGAATCAGCGCCATATTTGACGGGGAGTTTCAAACGAGCAAGTTTCACGACGAGTGCAACGATGCATGCCTAGAAGAAGCTCGCTACGAAGGCGGAAATTTCGAGTTCTTCCCATACGACAATGAACGTCCGTCGAAACATAAGGAGCCGCAACCGTGACCGATCATGCAAAGCTGCGGGAACTGGCGGAGAAAGCCGACGGTGAAGAATGGACCGCAAGCGACGGAATTGTCTGGTTCGCTGCCGAATTCGCTGGAGCCGCGAATCCAGCAAGAGTGATTGCTCTTCTAGACGAGATCGACACCCTCCGCAAAAGCCTCGACGAAGCCCTGCTCGACGCCGAGCGTTACAGATGGCTTCGCAGCGATGACATCGAAGGTGAATGTGAGATTTACGTCGTCATGGAACACCTGCCTTTCTCGGATGAAGGCGACATGGTTCTCAAGGAGGAGGATTTGGATGACGCCATCGACGCTGCTCTGGCGAAGAAGGAGGGAGCGTAGATGAAGCTCAGACTCGACGAATGGTTGCGCCGGGAATTCGAGCCGGCGCCCGCCATCCGCACCGCCCGCCTGTGGATTCGTGACGGCAAGATATACCCGCCGCCCGTGAAGGTCGGGCGAGCGTACTATGTCGATCAGAACGCCACGTTTCAGGACCGATCAACCCGGCCGTCACTGGCCAGCCGTATACAAAAATGACATGGCCGCACGACCACGGATAAGACGCCGCGCCAACTGGCCGGCAAACATGCACGAGCCGCGTCCTGGGTACTATACGTGGCTCGACCCTCGCGATAAGAAGACGCACATCCTTGGCCGGATTCCGCTCGCACAGGCGATCCACGAGGCCCAAGAGGCGAACGTGATCGTGGAGAACGGGAAGCTGAACCGGACGCTTGCAGAGCGTCTATCGGCTCCGTCTAACACAGTCGCCGATCTGATAAAGCGGATGCCAACCGAAGGTCAGAAGGCTTCGACATTGAAGACGCGCGGGTATATCGATGCGGCGATCGTCAACGGAATCGGAACTATCCCATGCAGCGAGCTGACGACGAAGCACGTCGCTGAGTTGATTGAACCGCTGATCGAGCAGGATAAGAAGCGCTGGGCGCAGTCGATCCGCAACCGCCTGATGTCGATCTGCCGGAAAGGAAAGCAACTCGGCTGGATGTCGGAAAATCCAGTCACCGATACCGAGCGCCCGAAGCCGAAGACGAAGCGGCGCCGGCTGAAGTTGGAAGAGTTTCAGGCGATCTTCGAGAAGGCGCCGGAAGTGAACGAATGGTTGCAGAACGCAATGCTTCTGGCGCTCGTCTCGGGACAGGACCGGGCGACCATCGCGCGCTGGGAGCGCTCATTCTCGTCGGGAAGCGTCGTTCTGCTTCAGCGCTCGAAGACATCCGTGAAGATCGAGATTCCTGTCGCGTTGAGGTTGGATGCGATCGGACTTTCGCTGGCCGATGTCATCGCACGGTGTAAGTCGACCGGCGTCGTCAGCAAGTACCTGATCCACCATATCAAGAATCAGGGGCGCGCTGTTCGCGGATCGCATGTGAAGCTCGGAAGCATTTCGATGGCGTTCGCCGCGGCGCGCGAACTGGCGGGAATCGCGGGCGACGATCCGCCCACGTTCCACGAAATCCGGAGCTTGGCGAAGCGCCTATACGATGATCAGGGCAACGTGAACACAAAGCAATTGCTCGGGCACATGACCGATGCGATGGCGGAAATGTACGCGGATTCTCGCGGAATTGCGCCGATAAAGGTCACGATTGGCGGATAGCGTTTTGAACAAGTATTGAACAGGTTTTGAACGCTCCTATATCCAGAAAGGGCCGGAGATAGTTCGGCCCATATTCGGAGATGTTGGCGCCTGAAAACGTCAGTTTCCGCTTTAGTTTCAAGAAGTTGCAGTAATTTCGGCGTCGAAAAACACATGTCGAAATGAGCAGTTACGTCCTAATGAAATCAATCAGTTACCTGATGGTTTCAAACACATAGAAAACAATCCGGCCCACACGAGGTTTCCCATGAGCACGTCCGTAAATTCGGCAGCGGTCGCTGTCGCGCTGGCGCTCGCCTGTAGTTCTGCGAATGCTGAAAGCTTCTTCCAAATTGAGGCCGGAATTTCGTCATCCAACTACGCTACGCAAGGGGATGGCACGTGGTATCAGCAGGGGCTTCCGCACGTGCTGAATATCCATACCTACGGATTCAGTGCGGGATTTACAGGTCCGCTTTACGATCGGGGAACATGGGGCGTCGACTGGCACGTCGACTATGTGAATCTCGGCCATGTGTCGTCGACATGCGAGTGCACGCCGCAAGATTCAAATTACGACTTCCAATCCCATGCTCTGATTGTTCGGCAGGGGTATAACGCGCCTCTCGCGAACTTCGTCGGAAACGGAAACGTTCAGGGCGTCGCGTTCACGTTGGAACCGTGGATGAAGTACCGAGGTTGGCGATTCGGGCTGGAAGCTGGACTTTTCCCGTATCGGCCGGCGTGGGATGAAACGATTTACGGATGGCAGGTCGACCCGAATACGCCTCCACAAACCATCCACGCCAACACCCCGCACGCGCTACAGCTCGGCGAAGTCGCCGGCGTGAATGTGGGCCGCGGTAACTTCACGCTTGGGCTGAAGCACTACTGGCTGCCGACCAAGTTCGACAACAGCCACTATCCTGCGATCTGGAAAGGCGCCTGGGTCGTGGAAGGGAAATACCGCTTCTAATGTCCCCTGAACATGCTCGGCTCAGGCAGCGTCGACGGCCCGATTGACTCGGGCTGTTGCGCTTGCGTGTGAATGTTGATAGGAGCATTCGCTGCGGCATATCCAACGTCCGCGATCATCTTCGTCTGTCCGGCGCTTTCCTTGCTCGACCCGAAATAGTAAGAGATGACCGAAATCCAGGCAGTCTGAAGCGCGCCGATCATGACGAGCAGGAGATCGTGGACGCTGTTCGACAGCGGCGCCAGCATAACCGCAGTCAGAGCACCGAAGAAGCCCAACGTGACGCCACCGGCGAGAAGTTGCGGCGTGTAATCTTTCGGATTTGCGGATTGGCGAGCGCGGGCGTTCTGCACGTCAGCTAGGCGGTTTTGCTCCGCTGTGATGACAAGCTGCTGCATCTGCACCTTGTTCGCCATTTCGGCTTCTTTCAGCTTTTCGAGCGCGGCAGGATCGGCAGCAAGTGCTGTATTGACTGCATCGGCATCATTGGATGTACCGAGCGCGCTTGCGATCAATGCGCCAGCCACGCCACCAAGCGGACCGCCGAGAGCCGTACCGAGGATAGGCGCTGCTTTGCCGACTGCGCCGGCTATGTCTGACCAGTTCACGATTGCGCTCCTAGAAGCTTGAGATTGTTCGCGACTCGCTTGGCCCACCCTCGCGAGTAGGTCGGCCATACTTTCGTATCTGTCATGAAGTCGAGCCGATAGCCGTTGTACGCGCAGATCGCGCAGGCAGCCTGTAGAGCGTTCACAGCAGCAAGCGTCTGCGGCCCAATGACGCCGTCTTGCGTCACTCCTGCCGCTTGCTGAAGCCACTTCACAGACCGAGAGACGCCGCTGTTGACAGCGCCATCGAAGACTTGGAATGCGAGCGCGGGATTCAGACTGTCGCCGCCAAACTTGTTCCAAAAGTCGCGCAGGTAAATGGCCTTCGCCTGGTCAAGTGTAAGATTGGCAATGTCGACGGTCGGATAGCTCGCCGCAGAGATTCCGTACTTCGTTCCCTTCAGTTGGCCCTGTCCGACCGCTCCGCCAGTCCAGTTTCCGCTATCGGCAGAATCGGCAGTAAAAGCACCTTCGTTGCCGATCAACTGAGAAAAGCAATCGTCGAATGCGCTCACGTGTTCACCTTCGCTCGAAAGTAATACCAGACGGCTGTTGCCAGTCCGACAATCAGCGCCCATACGCCTTTCTGCGCAAGGTCGACGCGTAGTTCCTCATAGAACCTCGTCTTCGCTAGATAGCGTTCAATCATCGCTTCGTGATACCTGCGATGCCCGTCCCAGTCGCCGCCGGGGAATGCCTTGTGTAAGTCGTCCACTCTGCGTATAACCTCGTCAACTTTGCGGTCCGTCACAAGTTGTTGTGTGACGTTCTCGGAGTGCCGCTGGTCCATGTCGGCGGAAAGGGCGTTTATCGCCGCTGCAATGTCTTCGTGTATCGGCATGCGAAGCCCCGTAAAAAAGCCGCTCTAATGGCGGCTGATGTCTTTAGGCAGGCGGCAAAGGCGTGTTACCTTGCGCAATCCATTCTTGATAAATTGGCCAATATCTTGACCAGATGTTGAGATAACTGATAGACCCGTCGTCCTGATAAAAAATGACGGTTGTTTGATCGATGTTCGCTGGATTAGTCTCATCTGATACATATTGGAAATTCATACCTATCCTTATAAACGCGCATCGGCGATCAGCAGTCCAGCAGCATTGAATCGTAATATCCCAGATTGACCGCCAGTAGCTCCAGCCACAGTGCAATTTGCTAGTATTTCTGTTGAAGATGACGAAAGGGTAAGCAAAGATATGGCCGAAAGAGCAAATGTAGAAGCAGAAAAAACTGATAATGCCGCCGCTGACCCGGAAACGAATGTAATGATCGGCTGATTTCGCATCGGCGATGCAAGAGGAATCATCGCCAAGAATTGCGTGGCCGATGAAAAGACGCCTGTGCCTAGAACATACTGAGAGAATGCACTCGTATCGCCGAGCAGTTGAACATACCTATTGACTCGAACCAACTCAGCATCATATCCACGGAATTCGAATGGCGTCGGAAGTCCATTCGCAGGAGCATTCGCCGGGCTTTCCTCTAGTTGCCATTGGCTCGTATTGAGAGCAAATGTAGCACTCACCGGCATCCGAATGCCAACGGAAAGGAAATCGCTGCCATCGCTTCCGATTGTCTTACCCGAGATAGACGGAATTGCTATGGATGCCGAGAACAGCGTAGGCGTAGTTGTAATGACCCAATTCACGGTAGGAGTTAAGGTCACCGATCCGCTTCCGCCCGACCCGAAGCTTTGAACGATTGAAAGCGTGGGAATCGTGATCGTCCCTGAATCCACCCACAACCACATTGATAACGTTGCAGTATGCCCTTCAAGCGTGCGCACCTTCTCAATGTGCTGTGTAATACTGCTTCCAGTGCTTGTCGCGGCGACCGTCTGAGACAATTTTGCAAAAAACGTAGCAGGCGTTGTCATGCCAGAAGGTGGCGTACCTGCGGTAAAAGCATTCCGCGCGACCGTGATCGAGGATGACCCTCCTCCTGATGTCACAATCCACATATCCGCCGTATACTGGAAAACACTCGGCGAAAGCGTGAAAGAGGTTCCGGAGCGCCAGAAGTCGAAATTGCCATCAGAGAGGTAATTGCGATGGCTTGTCCGGCTCTGATAATACGGGATACCCTGAGCGAGTTGACCCGTCTGAACGCGGAAATTCGTGCCGTCGTAATACAACTGATACGGAGTCCCGACAGCTAGTGCGCCAGACCACAGACCGAGGCCATTCGATTGTGTAATCGTCTTGGCGCCGACAGCCGAAATGTTGATCGTCGGATTCGTTACCGTGTTTGTCGACGTAGGCGTGTAGATGAACGTCTGACCGGTCGTATAGGCAGTAATCGAGGGAGCCGATGCAGCGACGATCGCATCACCGGTTCCGCTGATGGATCCGAGGACCGTCGCGCCGTTGTTCTGGATTTGGCTTAGATTCGCAGCATCGGTTAGCGCAGTGCCGTTCCCAAGGCTGGTGATTCTGAAACCACCAAGCGGGATATTCGCGGTCGGAGTCTGTTGGCCGTCCTTCGTCAAACAATTAGTGAGGCCATTGTTTGCGATGTCAGAAAGCGTATTATTGGCCCAAGTCGAGCTGATGGTAGTGCCGGTTACGACCGGATTACCGCTTGGGAGGCTGAACACTCCGCTTCCGTTATAAGGCAATTTCGTTCTCCCAATTCGCTAAAGGGCATGTTATATTTAGCTATTCTAAGGAGCTAAATATGACTGGAAAAATGAAGCATCCGCTGTACTTCGTCTGGAGGTCGATGATCGACAGATGCAAAAATAAAAATAACCCCGCATTCCACAGATACGGAGGGCGCGGAATCTCAATGTGTGATCGGTGGAAAGACTTCCATGCCTTTGTAGAAGACATGGGAGAGCGTCCCGACGGATTTACCCTAGAAAGGGAAAACAACAACGGCAACTACGAACCATCTAACTGCAAATGGGCCAGTAGGAAGGAGCAGCAACTTAACCGCAGTAATACGTCATTCGTAGAAATCGAAGGCGTTAGGCACCGAGTGTGGGATCTAGCACAGCAGTGCGGATTAAAGCCCGATACCGTTCTCGCGCGAGCAAAGAACGGCCTAACACTCCAAGAGGTTCTTTCCCCCGCGAGAAAGGTCTATACAGAAGGCCTTCGTCTCGGAGGAATCGCAAACGGAGAACGAAACAAAGCAAAAACACATTGCAAGTTCGGTCACGAATACACGCCAGCAAACACCGCACCAAACGGAAAGAACGGAAGAAAATGCCGCAGATGCCATGCTGACCGCCAACTACGTAGAACAGCAGCGAAGCGCCAAGCTTCACTTGAGGGGTAAATATGAACAACAGTCAGTTCTGGCAGATCGCTATCTCGTCTGCCGTTGTCGGAGCGATACCGACTATCAAATCAGTGGTTAGCGAGCGCCGCGCCAAGCGCAGCCGCGAAGGGAGAGACCCCTTTCTGTACGAATTGGCCTACCGGTTGGGCAAACGCTGGTCGAGCCATAAGCGCGGCTTGCGTGGCTCGCTGGCCGATCCCGGTATAAGGAAGCGCGGCTAATCCGGCTGCGGCGCCTGCTGCTAGTGTCGGGCCACCGAACCCGGCTGCCGTCGCTCCGCCGCCACCCAATGCACCGAGGATGCCCATCAGAGCCGCGCGCCCTGGCGTGCCGCTGTCAGGGTATTTCGATCCTAGAACCTTTTGGCCTGCCCCAGAAAGCTCTTGCATGAGCGCATTACCATACGCAACATTTCCCTTTCTAACTGAACTGTCAGCATTACGAACAGCACTTTGTAGTTGGGCAGCAGTGAAAATGCCTTCGTTGCCCATTGCTCCTGTCGATGCCCCTGCTCCCTGAACACGAACGAATTTCGCGAAGGCAGTATTTGCATTTTGAAGTTGCTTAACGGCGTCGGGAGAGTTGTATCTAGAGATTGACGAATCAATCGCATTTTTTATCTCTCCGATCGCATCACCAAGTTGTTGATTATCGAAAGATTGATCTTTCGAATAGCCACGAGACAAACGGCCGAGTTCGCTTTGGGCGCCTTTCAAGGTATCTCCATCCATAACACCTTGCGGACTGATCTTCCCAAAAACCTGAGTCTTCAAAGTGTTCATGAATGTTTGCTGCTGCTGCGCTGGCAAATTCTGGGCGAGACTTGTAAGGTTAGTTACGTCAGCCTGGAAATTTGGATCGCTTGCCTTGAATGTCATTCCAGACAAAGCATTGTCGTATGCATCGCTTATTTTCTGGCTGACCGCCTCTAGTCCAGCATGTCCCACCGGTCCATCGTATGTTTGGCCGAGAGGTGCCAGGACATCGTTATAGGCAGCCTTATTGAAGCTCTGAACCGAGCGCTGCTGAGCGTTCTTGATCATGTCGCCAAGGATCGGAAAACTCGTAAGCTTGTCTTCGGTGCGTGCAAATCCCCCACCAAGCGTTTGTCCTGGCGTCATAGTCACGCCGGCATCAGCCAATGTCTTTTGCGCAGTGCCGGATGCTCCCCCGATGACCTTTCCTAGAGCGTTTGCCAGCGTTGCGCCGCCTGCGCCGAATGCCGCGCCGGTTCCGGCTTGCGTACCTTTCTGCTGCCAATAGCTTTCCGAACTATTCGGATCGGAGGGCGTCATTGCGCCACTAGCTGCGCCGACCGCTGCGCCTGTGCCGATTCTACCGAGCGCGGTTGCCGTCGCTGCGGCCGGCGCAAGCGATGCCAACGGAGCGGTCGCGACGATATTGCCGCCGATCTTGCCGGCAGTATTCGTGATCGGGTTCGCCGCAGCATAAGGCTGGTTCTGAACGTCCAAATTCTTGACGCCTTGCTGAGCATCGTTGATGAGCCATGGGCCAACGTTATCCGATCCGACCGCGCTAAGCCCTTTGCCGAGCAATTCCTGCGCGCCGAGAACTGTATTTCCGAACCCATGACCCAACCCTGCGCCGAGCGACGCTAGGTATCCTGGCGCACCCTGTTGCGGCGGCTGAGGTGGTTGAGGAATCTGAGCAGCAGGCGGAGCAGAGGCCGGTTGAGGACCGGATGCGCTTTGCGCATTGCTCGCGATAAGCGCATCAAGCGATGATGGCTGCTGAGGCGCGGAATTGGTCGCGATCAGATCGTCAAGAGCACTCATTTCAAAATTCCAGTCGAAGCTGCCCACTCGAAGGCCGAATTCCCTTTCAGCGCTTTCAATGCATCGGCTTTTAGCTTTCCAGAAGGCATTGAGTTGATAACTGAAATCTGGTTGGCTGCTGCCGGCGTTATATGTTGGTCGAACTGGTTTTCCCGCTGGTTATATGACTTTGCATCTCCGTTGGCATACGCATCAGACAAGTAATCAGATTTGAGAAGGCGCGTTTGAATTTGGCCGCGAAGCGTTGCGAGGCCATTCTGAAGCGCCGTTTTCGGTGCTCCATATGAAGGAATCGAACCATAAACCAGATCGCGAGCTGCATCAGAATTGATGCCGAGTTGCGAACCAAGATTCGTCACGAGATTATCGCGTGATTTCTCATACTCCGCCGCATTGTTGCTGAATAGACCGGCAAACTTGGCCCCCGCAGGACCGATCGTCGCCATCGAAGCCCCTTGCGCAAGCTTGGACATATTGTCAACGTCTTGAAGCGCGGCGGGCGCACCAGAGCGAACCGTTTGCAGGTTCTGATACGACTTCTGCATCGTATCGATTTGTCCTTTTACCGTCGCCTCTGCATTCGCCTGTGCCCCCATCGGAGCACTCGCGGCCGGTCGACCAGATTGAGGCGCAGTCGCCGTGCCACTGCCGAAAACTCCGCTAGGGCCGTTCTCATGCAGCGCGATCGCCGTCGACAACGCTTGCCGCTGGAGCGGATTCGTTAGGTCGATCTTCTGGTTAGGCGGGATGCCAAGACGTTGCGAAACATCCTTGATGTATGCCTGCGTATCGTTCTCGTTCGGGGGCGCCCATTTCGAGATCACTCCTGAGACGGTATTGACGCCCTGCTTTCCGTAGCTTTGCAGGTTATTATCAAGTGCGGCAAGGCCGGTTTGCATATCCGGATATTGCGCAAGCTTGCCGCCCGGCATCATCGCGCCCGGATTATTGTTTCGGACTGGCGCCGGAGCACTCGGGTTAGTCACCTGAGCCTCGTTTGAATACTCCATCTGTTGCGTATTCGGGTTGTACACCTGAACCGGCTTGAACTGAGCGCTACCAGCCGCCGTTGCTGCGGCGTTGCCTTGCATCACATTTTGCGCATTCGGGATAGAGTTGATAGCGCCGACGTTTCCGCTTGCATCGAAAAGCGGCGTTCCTCCAGCGGGTATTTCTGGATTGAACGCGACAGGCATCTTTGAATAAGGATCGCGCAAGATACCAGTTCCAGTAACCGGCGGGTTATATACGTCACGTGCATGCTGTTCCGTATTCCACAGAGCAACATTGGCGCCCGCTTGACGTGCCGCAAGCGTCGCCGGCGTAGGCGCATAGGCAGCCGCTGTCGATTTGAACAACTCCTTTTGACCTTCCGGTGACATGTACATCATCGCCGCAGCAGTCGTTGGCATGCCATTCGGATTCAGAGGGCCACCCGGCGAAAGTAAGCCGCCGCCCTGCTGAGGCGCCGCACCGCCAGTCGCCCCTAGAGCACTTGCATAGGCTTGAGGCGTAGGCTGCCCGGGCGTCGGAACAGGCGTACTCGTTACACCTGGGCCGGACTGGTTATCAGTCATTCCTCCGGCGTCGGTTGTTTGCTGTGGCGCGCTTTGCTGAGCCGGCGGCGAACCAGTAAGCGCTGACCACTGATTCTGGCCGAGCGTCTGATAACCTTGAGCAACTTGGTTCTGCATCTTCGCCGCAATCAGCGCTTGTCCGAGTTGAGCAAGACCGCCAACCGCGCTGTACTTCGGCACGATCGAATATTGGCCCGATCCGACCGCCTGCGTATTCTGCGGCTGGAACGATTGCTGCATCAAAGCTTGCGCGAGCGCTTGCTGGTTCTGAAGGTGATAGTAGTCCCCCTGAAACTGCGGGAGGATCGTCATCGGTGCTGCTGCGCTAGCCATAGATGTTCCCCTGATTCAATGCGTATGCGAGTGCCTGTCGACGTTGCTGTTCTCGTGCTAGATTCTGTTGAAGCGCCTGCGTGTTCGCGACGTTTTGCTGATTCATCGCATAATTCATCAGCGCAGCGTTACTCGGACTGAAATTATTGCTGTTCGCCGCCTGCTGATTCTGTTGCGACTGCTGCTGATTGTTTTTGCTCTGCTGGCTTAGCATCTGCTGAGCCATGTTCATGAGCGTGCCGTTATTCAATAGGCCGCCCATCGAAGCGCCACCGATTGACGAGCCGCCCGCAGTCGCGCCAGACAGTCCACCGCCGAGCGCTCCGCTCGCCGTGCCTGTCATGCCGCCGCCGGGAAGCAAGCCGCTAAATAGTCCAGTAGGAGAAGATCCGAGAGCGCCGCCCATGTCGCCGGCCATTGCGCCGCCAAGTCCAGAGCCGCCAGCGGAGACGGTCCCCGTCAGTCCAGCGTCGCCGAATGCGGCCGGACCACTAAATAAGCCCGTTAAGCCACCAGCACCGCCCGCGCCTTCTGCCGCACCGCCTCCGAACAGGCCGCCTAAGCTGCTCATCAATCCGCCGCCGCCTGCCGCAGCTGCACCGCCGATACCTGCGTCAGCAGCACCCGCTGCGCCCGCTCCTGCCGCAGCACCCGCTCCGCTGCCACCGGCTGCTCCCAACGCACCGCCTAATGCGCCGCCAGTGAAGGCCGAACCTATGCCGATCCCGATCGCATCGCCGGGCTTCGCATACGCGGTATTCGCGAGGTTGTTGACGATTCCGATCTTGCGCAGAGGATTCACCGCCGAATCCATCTTATTTATAGGCTGCGCGATCGGCTGCAACACCTGATTCGTCATCTTCGGAATCTGGTGCGACGTGAGATTGACCCATTTGTCACCGATCCCACCTGGAATCCATGCGATAGGATCAGTCCACTTTTGAATCTTCCCGCCGATAGCACCGATCGGAGAGTCTTGGTTTCCAGCGCTCAGCGTATTTCCGAAGACGCCCATTTACGCCGCCAATTGGTAATTGACGCGATCGAATCCATCGTCGCCACGACGCACAGCATGAGGGGCGACTTTTCGCACTTCGTCCGCCATGAAGCCGAGATGGCGCACTCCCTTGGGTTCCCACATATAGCGATAGGTGTAGACGCCCAATCCGTTGGCCCATGTCGCCACGCGCTTGATGGAGCGTTTTGCTCGACGGTCGGACATCATCATTCCCATGATGCCGGCCGATCCAAGTCCGAATAAACCACTCATCATGTTGTTAGAACTAGACTGTCCGGCGTTGTATCCGGCAAGCTGAGACTGATATTGGTTGTTGTACAGACCGGCGATGTCAGCAGGAGCCGACGAGGATTGTCCCGTTCCCGTATAACCAGGGATGAACCCGGCGACAGATTGCGCGTTTTGATATGGCAACTGTCCGATGCCGACCTGCTGACCATACAAACCCGCCTGCTGGCCGGCAGAAGTCATGCCCGTACCCAGCGCGCCCAACTGGCCTTGGCCGAGTTGGCCGGCAAGTCCGTAAAGACCTGCTTGGCCGCCGAGCGCGTTCATCTGCTGGCCGTATGCATTGGCTTGGTTCCCCAAGACGCCCGCCTGCTGCCCATATGCGCCAATCTGATTCCCAAGCATCCCGGCTTGCTGGCCGTATGCGTTGATCTGGTTGCCGAGCATCCCTGCTTGTTGCCCATACAATCCAGCTTGAGCACCGAGGTTCTGACCTTGTGCGCCGAGCAATCCAGATTGCGTGTTGATGCCGGAGATTTGGTTCTGTAGGTTCTGCGCGCCGAGCTGCGAACCGGTCATGATCGCTTGGTTCTGCGCATTGCTGTATGCCTGCTGCTTCGTGTTATTGAAGTTCGTCATGGCATTGTTGTATGCCTGCGAACCGGGAGCCAAGCCTTGGTTGGCCAATTGAGCACCAAGCGACTCGTTTTGCTGCGAGAACTGAGGATCGAGATATTGCGTTTGCGCTTTGTATGCCGCGTCTTGTCCTTGCTGCTGAGCCGCTTTCGCTGCACCCTGATCGAGTTGCGAGCCTAGGGCCGCATATTGGCTATTCAGATTGTTGTATTGACCGGCAAGCGCTCCGGTGTTTCCGATCAAGTTGTTATAGCCAGATGCAGCGTTCCCAACATTGCCCATCAGGCCGTTATAACCTGCCGCTGCATTCCCGACGTTATTCGAGATGCCGCTATAGTTCCCGGCGACGTTACCGATATTATTGGAAATCCCCTGATATTGCGGAGAAAGGCCGAGCGCGCCCTGTTGATAGCTGCCGAAATTGTTGCCAACGCCTTGGGCTTGCTGCCCGAGCGAACTTAGGTAACTTCCGAGACCACCTAATCCATTAAGCGCGTTCTGCTGGACGCCGGTGCTGTTATCCGCCTGCGCCAAATTGTGGCCAAGCAGATCACTGACGGTCGATGTAGCTTGCGTGTTCGTGTTGTAGATCGGCGCCCCGGTCTTCGGGTCTGTGCCGACCTGCGTAGTTTGCTGCGAGCCAAACGGATTCGAGAAGTTGTTGAGGTTGAGGGCCTTGTTATAGGCTGCCGTATCCGTGTTCGTCTGCGTCGTTGCTTGTGCAACCTTCGTCGGATCAGGATACGACGGAGCCGAACCCCCGCCCTTGCCGCCGCCGTAAAGTGTGAATGCATCGACGAGCAGGTATTTGAGAAGCTTGAAGACGTTCATTTCATTTCCTTGCGCAGCGCGTCGAAATATTTGCCATCCAGATACCTGCACTCCCGTTTGAGCATCCCGTACAGGATCAGATCGGCGCCGTCTGCTGCGGCTTCCCGTAATACGCCTTCAGGTTTGAACCCCAGTGCTTCATCGAATCGCTGCGCGTCTTTGTTGTCCGCGCGCACGAGGCCGCTAACCCGATTGACGCCGAGTTGCAGGAATGGATAACGGAAGCACGCAGCCATATAGGCCGGTGTCATCCAATGCCGCGAGCCATCCGATGCGACATGCATCATCACGTTCGGGCCGTTGTGTTGCTCATAGAGAACGCCCGCTACCAGTTCGCCGTCGCGTTCCAAACCAATCGCGCTATAGCCAAACAACTCGGTTTCACCGACGCGACTAGCCACGAAGCGCATAACGCGCTCCGGTTGATCCCACACAATTCGCTTCATACGGTCCAGCCAGTCTCGAACACGATGTCTGAGGCGGCCCAATGCGTCTCTGTGCCGTTTATGGCTGCCTTCAGTGTCGGCGAACCTGTCATGCCAATCCCAACGACCCCTTGCCATGCCTTGGCTATCTGAAGCGAGCCGCCCCATATGTCGGAATCCCAAATCGCTGAATCCCATATCCCGAAGTTCGTCGGGAGGAAATTGAGCGTTGCGTTGGGAATGTTCTGGTCATAGTCGACATTGATTCCGGCTGCGAGAGCCGGCGCGCCGTTCGTCCAGAGGATCGGGCGCATCATCGTGAAGCGCTTCTGCAACGGCGTGCCGAACTCGCTGAACGCCTGTTGCGCGAGAGTATTGATGTTCTGACTGTTATCGCTGAACCCGTTCCACGCCAGACCGACATATCCGTTGCTGCCGAAATAAATCTGGTCGTTGAAGCGTTCCCAATGGTTAGCATTCCACCCGGTGAAGTTGCACCACGCACCGGTGATCGTGTTCATCACGTATTGCTGTTGCTGGCCGGTGCCAACCGGGACATTCAGGATGATCATGTTCTGGAGCGGGAACAGGACCATGCACCAGCCGTAATTGTTCGCGTAGAGGCTAGTCGCCGATGAAATGGCGCCTTGAATCTTGCCCGTCAGATTGACCTGAGTGTTAATCCGCGTGGATGCCAACAGAGCGGAGATCGGACCGAGGCCATCTTTGCCGATATAGAGAAGATCGCCGCCATACTTCAGGAACGATCGGAAGCCCATCGGCGTTCCGAGTTGGTACACGCCGACCAGCGAGAATGTAGTAGCCTGGGAAGGATCGGTGCCCTGATAGACAGCAACTTCGCCCTCTGACGTGACGAAACACAGGTTGTCCTGCATCCCGTAACCACCGTCGACAGTCCAAACGCCCATCGAGACGAGGGAACCGCCTCGGCGAAAGATCGCTTGCAGAGGAAAGGCCTGTGCAGCTCCGCCTACGCTGCTCACCGGCAGGTAGTAGGCATTCAGCGAATTCTTCTGGATGAACCAGACGCGCTGAGCGAACGACGTGATAAAACTAAGCGTGGTCGGGTCGACGCCGGTAATCGAGATCGGCGCCGATACTGCTGTCACGCTCTGCCAGGTCGTGCCGTTGTAGACGTAATATCCGTCCTGACCGTTCACAATGCCGAGGAATGGACCGGCACTCGTAGCGAAGTTCGTATACGCCCATTTGTCGTTGCTCAGACTCGATACGGCAGGCGCACCAACAGTGCCGCCGCCCGTCACGTCATAGATACCGGTCCCGGAAGCGGCAAACATCTTCGCAGTGCCGCTCGCCGGGTTATACGTCATGATCGTATTGACCTGCGTTGGCAGCCCCGTAGCCCACTTTGTGAACCCCTGACGGCCCATCACATCAGATGTCGTCGGGAACCAATTGGTCAGCGAAACGGCGTCCTGAATCGGCATTTCTGCCAGAGAATCACGCGCATTCCATCCGCCAATCGGAGCGGGAACGTTGACCGTGGCCGAGCGCTGCCCTTGGGCCTGCCTGCGCGCGCGCTGGGCCGCTGCTGCAATACCGGTAATGTTGGTCATTTACGGACCGGTCGTCGGGAAACTATCAGGAATGTTCTCCGGCCCGAGCAGGTAGCTCGACAGCCTCGGAGCGAATGAAAGCATCGGCGCGCCTTGTTCCTCGCCCTTCACTGAATCGAGGATCGAGTCATACTCGTCCTGTAGGATTTGTGTCTCAAAGCCCTTAATACCGAAGTACTTGAGCTTCAGACCTGCGACCATCAGCCTATCGTCAAACAGGCATGTATCGCCGTCGCTTGTGAACGACGCCTTGCGCGCGCCGGTATTACCGTCGATAACCCAGTAATTCGAGACATACTCGAAGCCCAGGTATTCAGACGTGCTGACGCCCGGCCAAATCTGGAACGTATTGCCGAGGATGCGCCATCGAATGCGCGGGCCTGTGGCTATGTAGCCGGACTTCAGCCATTGCCATTGCTGCGGGCTTTCCGGGCCGAGCATTTCCCAGTGCTTCGACTTATCCCACTGTGTGCGGTCGATGATCCGCTGGTAGTCGGACGGGAATGCGTACTTGGTCTGCGCGAAAGTCAGCGTAACGCCCGTTCCGCTCGCTGCGGCTGCCTGACTCATCGTGACCTGCGTCGACGAGTCGACCGACTGCACATATGTGTCTTGGTTGATGCCGTTGCCGGTCACCATATAGGTGCCAGCGGAGATCGCCGCAGTCGTCGGGATGCCAGTGATAACGGCCGAACCGGCGGTCACGTTGCCGGTCTGAATCGTCCACTGGCTTGTGAATCGGTATTCGGTCGTCAGCGCCTGCCAGTTGAACGCCGGCTCGCGCAGAAGTCCGTATCCGACCGCGTTCAGTAATGCAAGCTGCTGAGTCGTATCCTGCGCCGTGTTTCCTGCCACCGAAAACGGGACGGCAAGCCCCAACTCGCCGGTAGCTTGCTGGACAAGCTGGAGCATCGTCGCCATGTTTTACGCCTCTTTGCGCGGTCGACCGGGACCACGTTTTTCGGGATCGAGAGATTGCATTGCTTCGAGCTGCGCGCCGAGTCGAAGAACCGTCGCCTTCAGGTCTTCGATTTCCTGATTGCGGAGCATGAGGTCTTCGGCTTGCTTCTGCGCGAGCGACGAATCCTTGGCCGCAGCGATATAAGCCGCAGCTTTCGTGCGCATCTCGTAGCAGCCCATGCCGATACGCTGGCATTGCTGATCCGAGCATTCGGCCAACTGCTCCACCGTGTGGAACTCAAGCGCCTTCAGCTTGGCCACCGTTGCAACATCCAGGCGCGGCCAATCTTCAATCGGCGTGCCAGACTCGGGGCGATATGTCGTGCGACGCTCATAGGCCGCCCACTGTTGCGGCCATTCGTCCCTGTCTTCATCGCGCATCGGGCGTTCGATAACGTTCGTCGGATCGCCCGGATTGCACTTCTTGATCATCGGCACGAGATCGAATTCGGGCTTGCCGCTCTCTTTGCTGCGGAATTCATTGAAGCGTTTGCCAGGGTAGAACTCCACCCACAGGCCTGCCTTCGGGTTCTGCGAATCACTTTCCAGTGCTTGGTACATGCTTTTCTCCGTGGTTATGTCTTGTTATTCGGGTGCAGCAACGGTTGCCGGCGCAGTCGCACCAACTTTCGGAGCTTCGGCGATGGCGTGTTCGAGCACGGTGTCAGCGAACGGAACGGGGTCTTCCACGCCGCGCACCTTCGCCATCGCACGAGCCATCAGATGCACGAAATCCTTCATCTCTTGGGTCAGATTCATTTCAAACTCCAAAAAAAGGGGCGCCATATAGACGCCCCAAAGGTGCCACGGGAGAAACCTGTTAGACCGACGCGCTGCCGAACCAGCCGTAATCGCCGATCACCATATTGGTAGCCGGCGACGTGTACGCACCACCCGAGTTGGTCGCGAGGAACGTCCCCGGAGCAACCGTGCAGGCAGTCGTCGAAGCGGTGATAGAGCCATTGGCCTTGGCAAAGACGTAACGCTTGCCGTCGCTGCCGAAGACCTGCTCACCAATATTGAGGGGCACGGTCCGGGCGCCCGACGCGATGTCGGTAGCCAGAATCGTGTTGATCAGATCGAAGCCGATCTGGGGAGTGACTGAAAAGACAGGCATGATTGCTCCTTAAGCGATGAGGACGCCGCTGAACTGCGGGCCGCGGGAGGTCATATTGCCGGCCCATCCAATTAATTTCGTAACAGCGTCTTGGTTGACTGCCTGACGCTCGCCGCCGATCGGCACGAAGTTACGGTCACGGTGCGGCCGGAACGAGATGTACTTCGTGTTGAGGCCCCACATGTGATTCGCCGTCGCGTTGGCGCCGATACCGCCGTCGAGCACCACGTCGGAAGCCATGCCGCCACCGTAGAACTTCACGGCAGGGAAACCAGCGCCGGCGAGCTTCGTGTTGCCGTCGCTCATCACGCGCTGCTGTGCCTGCATCGATGCGATGTACATCGAGTAGTAGTTGTTGTCCGCGACAAACAGGTCCATACGGTCACGACCGCGAACCGCCTTCAGGGCGAGCTGCGTCATGTAGTTCTGGATGTTCGCAGCCGAGACAGCCGCACCGCCGTTGGTCGTGCCCGAGAACACCTGCGATTGCCAGAAGGCGAACGATGCGCGGTTGATACCGCCATACGTGCCCGAGGTCGGCGCATCCGGGATAGCCGCAGCCAAACCAGTGATGTTCTTGCCGCTGTTGCCCGTGCCATCGAGATAGATGTCGGCCGCAATGCGGTTGATCAGTTGCGACTCGGCGATGTCCATGCGCGAGTCGAGCAGATCGATGATGGCTTCTTTCGACGAGTTCTGAAGCATTTCCAGACCCGAGATCGTGACAGCCGCCGCGTACTGCTGGATCGAGAACTGAGCCGCCGAGATCGGGCTGTTCGGCGCGATGTTCAGGACTTCATAGCCCGAGTACGAGTTGACGTTGGTCGTCGTCGCGTCGGTGTACATGATTTCTTCCAAAATCACGTTACCACCGCCGAACGGACGGACATTCCCGCGCTCACGGAGAACCATGAGGAGGGCGTTGTTGTTTGTTACGTTGTCAGCGAGTTCGCCGCTACGAGATTGGATGGTCGTGGCGATGATGTCGCTGATTGCTCCATTGGCGAATGCCATGTGTAGCTCCTATCAGGGATATCAAATACGGCTTGCGGTTGCCTGGTCGAAGGATTCTTCCAATGCCGCGCGCCGTCCTTTCGGTGCCCCGCCTGTCGTTGCCGCGACTGCGCCGGGTGTGGCCGTTCGCGTGCTGACTGCGTTCGCTTTGGCTGCTTTCGCTGCCTTATCGGCCGCTAACCTAGCCTGCCTGTCCGCTTCTTGCCGTTGTGGTGGCAATATTGCTTTGGCTTTCTGGGTAAGCTGGTCGAGCGCCTTCGAATAGGCGCTGTCTAAGTCCACCGCTTCGCCCGCTTGTAAAAGGCGTTGCATTTCGGGACCTAGAATATCTACATGCGGATGCGATGACCTGAAGTTCTCGACTTCGGCCATCGCAGCCGCTTGAATCTGTGCGTTCTGTTGCTGCTGGTGCTGCGCCATCTGGTTTTCCAGATCACGCGCGCGTTGCTGCGCTGCCATTACGCTAGGGTCGATATGCTGCTGCATGTGCTGCGGGAGTGCCGCGCTCTGCTGCAACATCTGCTGGAGCGGAATACCGACCGCATGCGCCACGTTCACCAGCGTTTGAAGCTTCGTCGCCTCGTCACCAGTCGCAAGGAGCTTGCGCGTGTACAGCAGATCACGAACGACTACTTCAGGTTGAACGCCCTGCTGCCGCAATTCGTCCATGTGCGGCTGGATCGATTGGACGATCGGCTCAACCTTCGCACGGTAATCATCGAATCCGCGCTGGCTTTCCTGTTCGCGCTGATGGATGTACTTCGCGACTTCCGGATCAAGCTTGTCCCAATGGGCGCGCTGATCGGCCTTCCATGACTTCGGCGGCTCGGGACGCTCTGTTGCTACCGGCTGCGCCTCAACGCCCGCCACAGCTTCAGCAGATGGAGCAGCGGGTGCTTTCGGAGCGAACCGGCCCGACTCGTCGCGAATGCGGCCTTCGTTCTCGACCGGCTCAGCGGTGATGTTCTCGACGCTCGGGGCATCGACTACAATCTCATGCACAACATCTGCCGGCGTGTCCGTTACCGATTGGTCGATCGCGTCAAGCGCTTCCGCCAAATCTTCTCTGCGTGTTCCCATGATGGTTTCTCCGTGGCTTATTTAAGCGCGTTGACTTGATCAATGATCTTTTGCTTACGCGCCTTCTTCGACTCGGGCGTAAGGTCGATCTTTTCTTTGGGCTTCAGGTACTTCGTTTCATTGCCGATCTCGACGCAGCCATGCGCCTTCAGGTGCGCTCGGTGATGCGATCGCGACGTTATCATTTCGCCGGTAATCATCGACTTATAGGGCGACATGTCGGCAGCGACAAAGGGCGCTTCGACGATACGTTTCATGGAGTTGTCGCGGACCACGACGGGGCTGCACCTAACGCATCGCGCGAGTTCGTCGCGATCTTTGATTTTTCTGAATAATTGGTCAGTGTGCCTGCACAATTGGCACTCGAATGTATACAGAGGCATGGGTTTATTCGTCGGATGCTGACTTCGCCGCGCTGATCTGCGCTGCGTCCAGCGTGGTTTGAGCGCCGATTTCGGCAACTTCGAGCTTGACCTGATTGTTCATCGCAGCAATCAGCATCTGGAATTGACGGTCGCGCTCAGCCTTGTCCGCTTCGAGCATGGCTTTCATCTGCTCTGTGCGCTCTGCTGCCTGGCGGTCCATCTCGTCACGGTGCATTTCAAGCGCCGTCTCTTGTGCTGCTTGTTGTGCCTGCGCGCGCTGCTCGAATTCGGCCGTCTGCTGCGCGAGATGCGCTTTCAGCGTCTCAAGTTGCCCCTGCTGCTGAATCTTTGCCGCCTCGATCTGGTTACGCTGCGATTCCATCTGCATGTCGATCTGCGCGCCAGCCTGCTTCTCTTGGATACGCGCTTGAGACTCGGCCTGCACCTTCTGGATTTCGATCGGCGGAGGCTTGGGCTGTCCGGCTTGCGCCTGAATCTGCTTCGTCAGCGTCTCCGCTGCGTTGTCGATCATGCCCTCAAGCGTCTTGCCTGCCTTAAACGCCGACACGCCGAACTTGAGGATTTCGACCAGCACAGGAGCGATCTCTGGAGTAGATTGCGCAGCAGGGATGACTTGCTGAATAAACTTGCTGACCATCTCGACGAACTCGATACGGTCCTGCTTCTGCGCGTCCTCGTCGATCTGAACGAGCGAATCGGCGTCAACCTCGATCCGGAACGAGCGCAGAACCTTGTTGCGCAGCATTTGGAGCGCTTGCGGCACAAGCTGCTGATCTTCGGGCAGTAATTGACCTGCGGAAGCCATTTGCAAGATGGTCTGATCGCTGAACTTGCCGCAAATAACCTGTGCTTTCAGACGAAGCAATTCCGTCGCGTAGATCGCAACGTCTTCCTGCGTGGTACGAAGCCGGACTGCGCCGAACCGCGCCTTGATGCCCTGCGCTGTAGCCGTCTCCGCCGCATCCGTCTCACCGCGCATGATGTCGGCAATGCCGGTCAGCGCATAAATCTGCTGCACGACGTTCTCGCGCGCCTCGAATGCAATCTGCAATGCCTGAGCAATCGGGCCGAGGTCTACGATGTCGAGCGCGCCCTTCAAGCCGCCCTTCTCGGCGAACGCTGCGAAACTCTTTACCGGGATCAGGTCATTGTTGCCCGTTTCTGTGAACAGCCGCTGCAATTCCTTGAACTCAGCGTTGTAGACGCCGCGCACCTTGAGCGCCTTGATAAGCCCGTCGATGCGATCGCTGATAACGTCGAGCTCGTTCGCCTGGTCCTGATATTGGATGAAGTCAGGAACCGGGACGAGCGTGTCGCTGGTCGTCGTGCCGAGCAGTGGCTTCGGGCATGGGAAGAATCCCTCAAGCCCGAGCGGATCATGCTTCTCGTCCAGCAACTGGCCGCCCGATTTCGATAGCCAAACAGCCTTCTGCGTCTCCTTGTCCCAAATCTCGTAGACGCACGCCTGCTTGTTCATCTGCTCCTGGCCGGTCGCCATCTTCGACTCGCCATAGCCTTCCGCGCCCGGCGTCGCATCCAAAGGAACGCGCATCGCCGTTTCTTCGCCGAATCGCTCGCATAGCTTCGAGTAGGATAGGTAGACGCGACGCCATACGCACGTTACTTCTTCCCATGTACGCGCGACCGAATGGCCGAAGTCCTTCCAATGAACATAGTCAACCGGCGAAGTCTCATCATCGATCTGCTCAAGCGGCTGGTCGTCGGTGATCTGCTCTGCGCCGGCTCCCTCAATGACCGCCTCGTCATCCCCCGTCTCATCCTCTGACAACGGCTCCTGAACGCTCGTGACCGGTGCATACCGCACCCATGCCACGCCACGACCGCAAAGAAAGCGATCCTGGACGCTGTTCTTCATCGCCTCCCGGTAATCAGGGTAATGGCGTACTTCGAACTCCAATGCCCGTTCGAGCAGAAGCGAAGCAACACGTCCGATCGGATCTGAATCACGGAAACGGCGAGACACGTCGGGCTGTGGTAGACGACTGAAGGTTGCCGGAACCAGTGTCTGGACGTTGGCCCATAGGATGTTGAAACGTGCTGACTCGCTGCCATAGGTGTATTCCTTCGCGTCGTCACGGTAACGCTTGGTGATCTTCGTCGACCGATCCGTCCACTTGTTGAACGTCTTGTCGTAGGCCGTGATATAGCCTAGGTAGCGCTCTACCTCGGGCGAACGCGTGGGTTGTGCCATTAGTTCACCAGGCTAGTTTTGCCCCAGGGCGCCGATTGCTCGCCGATCTGGATGTTCAGGCCGAGGGCCGGGCCATAAGTATCGGCGCCGCTATTGAACAAGCGCAGATTTCCATCGCCAACGTCGATCATGAACGAGTCGAAATCTTGCAGGTTTTCCCAGGCGTATGTGCCCGGCTTGCTGGCTTCAATACGCCATGCCCATGTCTGGCCGCCATCAAGAGAAATCCCCTGTCCAATATATCGGCCAACTGGTGGATTGCCAGATTGGATCGTCGGCACATAATCGAACGCGATCAAATACTGTTGACCTTCTTTCCCAGGCGGCACGTAGACTGAAGGTTCGCCAGCGGAAGAATTCACAAACACGTTCGTGGGCGGGAGAACGGCAGGGATGGTGCCTGTCTGGTCGACCCATGTCGTGCCGAGGTCATTTGACGTAAGCAAGCCGAAGCGTTTCGTCCCTGCCCCATCAACACCGGCACACCACATTTCGATGATGTTGCTTCCTTGGCGGACACGCAGCATCGGGTCAAATACCCCGTTGGACTTCCACGAGAGGGAAGTCGGCACGGTTGAACTCGCAATCAACCCAACCCGCGTCCAATTGATAAGATCAGTGCTTGTAGCCCAACGGATCGTCGTACCGTTATCGGAGACATAGGCTTGATACGTCGTGCCGCCAATCTGCACAGCGCCGCCGTTGAATGCGCCAACGCCGTCAGTCCCATTTGCGAGCATCACCGGGTTCGAGACATAGGCAGTCCACGGTCCATCAATGGTTGTCGAAGTCCACAGCCCGAGGTTCTGGATGCTTGAGTTCGGAGCATTCCCGTTTGTCGAGTGCGCGGCCGCCGTATAGCCAGATAGCAGCATCGCCCACCGAGAATTAACGGCGTCATAGAACGGCGTTGGGTTGTTAAGGTCCGTCGCGTTCCATGTCCCAGCTGTACCTTTTGGAATAACCGGAGCACCGGCATTAGCAGTGTTTTTGACGAACGCTGGCCAGTTGTATTTCAATCCGGCTGCCGGCACTACCGCTATCGGACCCCAAGTTGCATTGCCTCCAGACGGCCCGTTGACACCCATATAGATTCCGCACTTTGTAGCGGTCTGATTGAACGTGTCAACTACCGAGGCAATCTGCACACCATTCACCCATACGGTGATGTTTGCGCCCATGCAATCCACGCGGACGGCGGTTATAGCATTCGAAACCACTGTCGCATCAATGATGAACATTCGCACAAACTGCGAACCACCGGTCTTGTTGTAGAACACTACCTTGTTGAACCGAGGGTCAATCTCCACACCCCAGAAATTCCCGGCGTCAACGTAACGGAAAATAAGGTCCGCCAGCACGCAATGGTTATTGTCTGGCGTGAAGGACGACATGGAGCAGGTAATGGTGAAGTCAGAAACGCCGGCATCAAACACGTTGGTGTTCGCATTTGCCTGAATCGTCGCGTTGACCTTACCGCTTCCGTTTAAGGTGAATGCGCCAGCCGCGTTCGTGGTCCATGTCTTGTTGCCGATATTCGTCGGGCGCGATTCAACAAATGTTCCGTTCGTTCCGATGAAATCGTCTTCAGCAAAAATTGACGATGTGCCCCCGACGCTTGGCGCCCACGCGTTGTTGCCGAGGCAGTAGAAATCGGCAGTTTGTCCTGCTGAGAGGGATGCAGATGCGGCCGCATTTGCGAAGCTGCCACCGAGCGGCGGATATACCAGCATCGTCGTTGCGGAGGCGTTGATGACAACGTAGATGTCACCGGCCGTCGCGGTCATACTGATCAGGTTTTGCGCCGGCAGACGAGCACCCGATGATGCAGGGACGGTCGAAAACACGCTGAAATCGCTGGTAATCGCCGTTGCGTTAGCTTGGGTCGTGCCGGCAGCCGTGAGATTGAGCGCGGGAATGCCAGCAGTGGTGGCCTGTGCCTGGGCGCCCGGTACGCCCGACCCCATCAGCTTCGCGAGGGTAGTCATCAGCCGATGATCGCTGTTGCGCTGATCGTGCCGCCGACCACGATGTAATGGCCTTGTGCCGCGGCGAGATGCATCGGCGTAAAGCCAACTGGCAAGAGCACCGTATCAATCAGCTTCGTGGCCGTCGACGTGGCATTGCTATCATAGACAGCCACCGTGCCTGATGTGGTGCTCGACACGAAAATGCCGATAAGCGTCTGGCCGGGGATCGCGTTGACGTTCCTGCTCGCGGCGAACTGAATGCCGCCGCCGCTAATGCTCGATGCCATTTACAGCCTCCGATGATTCGATACGTGCCGCATGTGATCTTCCCAAACGTCGTTTAGCGTCTCCTGCACTTGCAGGTTCGCCCAGTCGGGGTCTTTAGGGATTGGTGCAGCCTGTTCATGCCGCCATGCAACGGCCATCATCCGGAATGCATCGGCCGGATTTGATGACCAGTTGTGAAGCGGCTTCTCGCGAAAGACTTTCTTCTCGTCGTCCCACTCGCGTCGGTACTCACGCAGCGCGTCAGTACCCTCGCCGCAGAGTTCTTCGTCGAAATACACGCGCGGAAACATATTTCGTGCTGCCTGGATGCCGTCCTGCACGCTTAGGCTCGGAACGATATCCATCTTGTCCCAGCCCAGCACTGCGGCAAGCTGCTCGATGACCGACTTTCCCTTGGCCGCCAGCGTCTTGGCGCGGGCGTCATGCGGGAGAAAGTGCTTCTCATAGCGATACGCCAGCCGATGCGCGCATTCGAGGATGAGATCACCCTTTGTCGCCACCACGTCATCGCCAATCAGGTCTATCTGAATCTCACGCCCGATGAGCTGGCCGGCGTAGTAATCCGGCTTCTTGCCGGATGACGAGTGAAAGTCGATCACCCGAATCTCGCCAGCAATGACCTGAAACCACCAGATCGACGTATCGTCTGTGCGGCCCAAGTCCCACGCAGTGAAGACTGGGTAGTTAGGATCGTGCGCAACCTTGCAAATCCTGCCTTCCTGATCGATCTTGCGAAACTCAGCCGCGTAATACGCGCCCATGATCGCCGCATCGAACGAGCAGAGATATTCCTGATCGAACATCGCCAAGCCCATGTCTTCGCCGAAGTCCGCGATGTATGCGCGGCGCAGCTTCTCAAGCTGCTCATCGTTGAAGATTCCCGTATCCCGCGCCGACAAGACCTGTGCGAACGCGCCAGGCTCATTGCGCGCAGCGTTCAGCGTGCGATATGCGTGATTCTTGCCCCGGGGCGTCGTGATGAAGAATTCCCAGCCCTTATTCTCCGCGATGATCGGACGGAGGTAAGCTCGCGCTGCTGGATTCGCCAGCGCCCATTCCGAATAGACCAACCCGACAGGCGGCGCACCGACCATCGCGTTATAGTTGTCCGATCCGAGCACCTGCCACGTCGAGCCGTTCACGAACTCAATGAACATTTCCTGATCGTTCGTTCGCTTGCGTAGCTCATGTGGGAATGCCTCGTCAATCCTGCGCTTGCCGCTATGGCCGTTGACCGCGTTCCAGATGGCCTTACGTGCCTGCGACGCCAGCGGCAACATGTGCCAATACGTCCCGACGCGCTCAAAGCTCTTGCAGGCGGTCGTGTGCAGTGCAATCTCGTCCTTGCCGGCCCGGCGATGCCAAATTAGCTCAGCATGCTTGCCGCCGCGTTCCATGTAATCCCATGCCGGACGCTGGTATGCACGCGGCACCCAGCCATTAGGCAGTCTGATTACAGCCATTACGCCGCCGAGAACAGATCAATCGGCAATGCATCCTCGATGCGCTGCGTTGCGATAGCGAAATAGCCGGGATCGCGCTCGATGCCGATGAATGCACGGCCGGCGCGTGCGGCTGCTACGCCCGTCGTACCGGAACCCATGCAAGGATCGAGTACGGTCTGTCCTTGCGCGCTCGAAGTTTCAAGCAAATACTGGAAAAGCGGGAGCGGCTTCTGCGTGGGATGAACCTTGCTCGATCCATTCGGGAACCGCCAAACGCTATTCTTACAGTGAGCGTTGAACGTTGCGCCCTTCTTCCGACCGAATACGCAACACTCGACGCCGGACAACCACAGATGCTGTCCGTTCATCGGCGATGGATTCGTTTTTTCCCATATGCCGAGGCGCGTAGTCCAACCCATGAGAACAAACTGCGCGCGAATCTCGCTTACCTGCTCGGTTCCACAGAACACGTATGCCGTACCGGAGCAAACCCTGTCGAGTTCCGACAGAAACGGCGCAAGCTCGAATGTCAGAATATCGGCGGCGCCTTTATCCAACTTTCGCAGTCCGCTATCTTTCCGGTTGACTTCCCCGTATGGAATGTCGGTCAGCACAAGATCCACGCTGCCATCAGCCAGCGTCTCCATGACTTCCAAGCAGTCGCCGAGGCGCAGATCGGCCCGTCTAGAGTTAATCCTTGCTTGCCGCTCGGATGGCATCAGAGGAATTTACTCAGAATCGCCAGCAAACTTGACGACTTGCACCACAAGGCCAACTTCGCCGTTCACTTCTACCGCTTGCGATGCCTTGCCGTAGCCACGGTCGATCAACTCTTTTGCCGCAGACAGCCGAGCCGTATCGTTCTCAGACGTACGCATGATGCCTACGATCGTCTTGATGGCGTCGGCACCGTATTCCTGTGCCAACGCCTTGATGTCGGCTGTGATCCGGTTGGGAGTGCCTTTCTGGCGCCCTCCGCGCCTTTCTCCGGGTGCTGATCCTTTCGGCATTGCTACTCTTTGCTACTTTTGTCGTTAACGTACTTATGCGCCAGCGTCTCAGCCTGTTGCAGCAGATCGTCGAGCGACGAGTATTCCCCGTGCGCTTTGATCTGCTCGATAGCCCATTCGCGGGCTTCTGCTGAGATTGGCGTCATATCAGCCACCAACGCTCGGCGCCCATACGTTGCCGCCCAGGCAGTAGAAATCGCCTGTTTTACCGCCAGCGAGCGAAGCTGACGCTGCGGCGTTGACAAAGCTGCCACCGGTCGGGGGATACACGAGCATTGCTGTTGCGGAAGCGTTGACGACGACATAGATGTCACCGGCAAGCCCGCACATCGACGATGCGTTCGCCACAGGAAGGCGCGCGCCAGACGAGGCGGGAACGGTCGAGAAGACGCTGAAATCGCTAGTGATAAGCGTTGCGGTGCCTTGAGTCGAGCCTGCGGCAGTCAATCCAGACGAAGGGACGCCGGCCGTCGTGGCCTGTGCTTGGGCTGCCGGAACTCCGGAACCCATCAGTTTTGCCACAGTGGTCATGTGATTCTCCTAAGCTGCGCGCACGGCGCTTTCAACTACATAAGGTCGAAATTCCTTGCCGTCGTGTTCAGCCAGGATCTCCTCTACGGTTAAATCGTCCAGCAGTACCCAGCCGGTAATCTCATCGCCTTGTCCGAGACCGTCGCTCCACTGTCCGAAGCGCACAAAATTGCCTTCAGGCGACAGGCGGGTCGGATCAAGCGTGACCTGATACGTCACCACGCGCGGCGCAGGGTGGCCAAGATCGTCCAGAATCTTCGCGTTCTTCAGCTCGCGGTCGAATGAGACGATGGCTACTTGCTTCTTCGTGATGGCTTCGATCATTTACAGATTCGCTTTCTCAATAGGATCGCAGCAGCGCTCATCCGGTGTCCGCAACTTGCGAGCACACCAGAAACAGCGCATTCCGGCTCCAGATGTAAAAAAACCCGCTCTAGGCGGGTTAAAGCTGCGGGCGAAGGGGAAACCCGCAGTTGAGGAGGCTTTGACGGCTGGTAATTGTTTTCGCTCTACGGGAGCTACCCGTCTCGGCTCTGGTCGCGGCATACTCCCCTAGGAGTCGGAGCGCTGGCTTCCCAATTACCATGCGTGAAAGTGATGTCTTTCCATCAGTCAGCTACGGGGATAGCGGTGGCACAGCGTGAGAGGCAAAAACTCAATCTAGCAAAATTGTACGTTTTAAGAGGGTATGTGTGAACTAGCGTGATGTGAACCGTCTTTGTTCACTTCTCGCCTGCGAAATACTCCAAAGAGAGTATTGCGCTCAGGCTCATTCTGTTTTTCTTCATAAAGTAACGCGAGCTTGCCGTCGAGCGTGCCAGGTATGAACCATTTT